AGCCATTCACTATGCCTTTTAGATAGAACTTCAAGTACTGTTTCTTTCATACAACAAATATATGAATAAAACAAGGTATTTTGCAAATTTATTTTATAACGTCTGATTATTTAGATTTAGCATGTTTCTTTATCCATTGATTTAACGATGCCACTTTTTCTAGCAGGAAACTTTCTATAGATTTAAGACGCTCTATCTCTTCTTCTTGATCTTGCAACATCTTAAACATATTTTCTATTAGCTTATCTTGATATTTCATAATTTATTTTTATAGTCTATAAGTCCATTGGAACATTGAAAGCTACATCTCCACCAATGACAATTCCAATACCAATAGCTTCTTTTTTACCTCCTTGCATGTAACCCATTGCATACGCTTTACTGTCTATACCACAACCGACTGCCATAGCAAACAATCTTCTTGTTTTACCAAAAGACCATTCAACATACATGTCAGTATGATAATGACCACTAACAGTAGATACCATGTCTCTTTTTACTGCCATTCTTGGCTTACCACTCTTGTCTCCATGAACATATCTTACACCATCAATATAAACTTCTGTTACAAATCTCCAATTAGGAGTTCCTAAAACTTCTCCAAATTCTCTTATCCATTGACTTGGTATGTTTGATGTTTGTGCTTTTCTTATGATTATTCTATCATGGTTTCCAAGAGTTACATCAGCATCAGGAAATGCCTTATACCATCTTGATAGTTTTCTAATAGCCAAGTCAAGTTCTGCTTTACCTCCCATACCATCAGCTGAGGTTTCATGGTAAGAAGAGTAATGAGAATCTATAACATCTCCTATTATAACTACTCTATTGCAGTTATTAACTTTATACTGTTCTTTACAAAAATCTAAATACCCACTTAATTCAAATGGAGCATGTATATCTCCAATAACAAGAACTCTATTCTCTACTTTGATTAGTTTCTCATAGGCTTTTTTAATGTTACCTCTTAATCTTGGTCTGAAATCACTTTTCTTTTTAGTCATGTTTATTTATTTATAGTTAATTATTAGTTCATAACCCCGTTTAAAACCTCTGAGGCAATCTTTTCCACCTTTGGTAGACCATACTTGTCAATACTGAATCTAAACGGCTTAAAAGGAGTGTTTCGTGACCTTTTACATTTAACGTTTATGAAAGTATCTTCTTGTGTTGTTGATTCTTTTTCTAACGATATTTGAGTTTCTGCCTTCTTCTCTAAGAAAGAGCCTAAGTGTCCTGTTGGTTTCTCGCTACCAAAGTTAGAGTGTATAACAGTTGCTATAAGGCAGTTGTGTTTTACAGACAATTCCATTATCTTTTGAGTAAGCAAGTTAGATTCCTCTATATTATTTACATCATTACAAAGGTCAGCAATACCATCTATCACAAGAAATCCACAGTCTTTAGTCTTATTATCAAGATACCATTCAATGAATCCTAATCTATCTTTTGGACTTAGCTCTCTTAAAGCTAAAGTATGATAACCTTCGTGTCCTTTTCCTGTCATTTGATATGGTCTTCTGAACACTCTACTTGCATGGAAGTGACCTTGCTCCGTATCAACATGAACCATCTCTCTATTTCCCCTGTGACCTTGTAGGCTAAACCCTTCTGAACCTCCTCTGTTTCCTGCGTGGTCATTTAGAAAAACTGTTGATAGTAAACTTATAAAGAAACTCTTACAACTCTTTGGAGGAGCTTGTATGAATATAAAGTTACCATAAGTACCTATTGGCACAGGATAAGACTCTATGCCGTCTTTAGAGTAATATTGCTTGTAACCCATTGATATAGCCACAGGGGGATGCTTTATTTCTTCTGAAGGGTCTATGTAGACCTTTGAGAGCATATCCTCGTAGAACTTAGAGTTAAACTCAAACTCCATTAACTTTATCTCTTCTTCTTCTGTGTTCATTTGGCTTTTGTTTTATTAAACCCTGCCTTTAAATCCACACTTTAAGTGGCAGTTATAAAGTCCTAAGTAAGTATTTACTGATAGAGAGTTTTCTCCACCACAATTAGGACATTTGGTTTTTTGTTGTTTGTTTTTGTTTTTTAATTGTATTCCTATCGCCTCTAATCTACCAATGAGTCCCATCAGTCTCGTTTAAAATACCAAGTGCGAAGATAACTATAACAATTAACGTTCCTAATAAAAAATAATCCATAATCATATATTTATAATTCTTTGTTTTCCAAAATTACCTATACTGCAAGTTGTTCTACTTATAAAACCATTGCTCTCTAACGAGGACAATACTCTGTATAGTGTTCTATCGTTTATATCAATAACCTCTCTTATGTCTTTGTTTGTCAAGCTAAAGCCATCTCCTGATTCTGATATAGTGTCGTGAATATAATCGTAAACCTTCTGTTCTTTGTCTGTCATAATATTTGATTTAAAATTAATATAGCAACTCGCTCAAGGGCACTTGTATCAGAGGTGCAGATGATTAATGGTCTGTTTATTCTTGCATAATCGATTGTAGCCAACCAATACTGTATGAAGTTACTATATCATTAGAGCTACCTAGATAACTCTAACTTTGATTTAAAATGGTTAATATTAACTTCCTTCATTCATGTCTTTCAGGAAGTAACCTACATCTTCAAAGTTAGTAAAGACTTCTATTTCGCAATTTTCAGATATGCTCCAATCTATAACTTTATGTAAATCCCAACTCATTAGGCTATCTGTAATTACTTCATATTTCTTATTTGCTTTCCAAGCCAAGTAGACATTCCTGTACATATTTCCATATGTTTTAATCGCCTCTTCTTTATTGGAAAAATTTACTATCTTAACCTCTCCTGCTCCCTTGTCGTAATCTCTAAATGTAATCATATCCTTAGATTTAAAATGGTAAATCATCCTTTGCTTCCTTTACGGGCTCTACTGAACCACCCTCTACCTTCTCTATTCTCCAAGAAGCCAAACTTGTGTAGTACTTTTCCTTCCATTCGTTTGTACGAATATTAAAAGACACTTTAACATTGTCTCCAATCTTGTTAAACGAATTTAATTGTTCAATCTTCTCTTTTCCAAAGACATCAAAACAAAACAACTGTTCTGCACCCTCATAACCATCATTGTTAGCAATAATGTAAGATTGTGATTGCCATTCTTTCCCTCCTTTTGTTTCTCCACCTTCTAATGGTAAAAACTTCTTGATAACTCCTGTTACTTCTAAACTCATAATATTTGATTTTAATTGATTAATTTATTTTCTAATTCACTTATTTTTAATAAAACCTTCTCTATGTCGTTGCATGATGACAAAGTTTTGTTTACGTATGATTTTAATGCAGTTTTAAGGTTTGGATAATAAGAGTTATCTGTAAACTCGTATAACTCTCCCTTGCTCTTTCCTTTCTCTCTCGTTCTGTATTCGTGAAATTGAAGAATTACGTTATTATCGTCTTTCATTATTCTGTATTTGTTTGATAACTCCATAAATTACTTGTTTTTATTTAATTGATTAATTTATTTACTTTCTAATTGTTTCTTTATTATTAATAACGCGCTCTTCTGCAAGTCGGTTAAACTTCTCTTTGTTAAAGCCTCTGATACTTCAGATAAACTTCCCTTTTCCTTAAGGTATAAGAAACCTTTTTCTGTTAATGATTGCTTTACAGGTGCAGACTTTTTATCGTGAGTGTTTGTAGCATCAGCATCTTTTGTGTCATCAATCAGAAACAACCCGTTAAGAGCATACTTTCTTGAATATGACGAACTACTACCAAAACTTTGTGCAATGTCCATACCTTTACGATTAGGGTCTATACCTGCCTGTGCAGTACATCTCTGTTCTAATGTCTTTCCTATTATAGTAGCAGTTGATTCTACATAAAAATATCCAAGAACTTCTTTAATCTCGTCTGATAATGTTAGTGTACATTCGTGCTTCAACAGTAGAGGTTTAACTGCCTCTAATATATCTTCACAACTTCTGTAATTGTATTTACCAAAGTTATTTCTTTGATTCTTTGGAGCTTTTAACTCTGATTGGATTTTTACTAATTCTTTCATGGTCTATTTGATTTGTGTTTTAAACTATTATTTTCTGATGTTAACATATCTATTCTTCTTTGGCAAACTTCTAAATCACTTTGAAGCAATTCTATTATCTTGTCTTTTGAAGTTAGAGATTTTTTCATTACTTGTAGATACTCCTGATAACTTTCTATCAGTTTAGCTACTGTCTCCTGAGGGTTTTTTGTTTTATCCATACTTTGTTTTATAATTAGTCATATGCAAATGTAAAACAAATAAAAGTCATGTGCAAATTTATTTCATGTTTTCTATGAATTTTCTTATCTTTTCTTTATGAAACTTACCTAATATGTTGCCATTGAGGTAGTTATCGTTTTCTAAAACATTAAGATTAAATTGGTGCTTTACTTCATAGTATGTCATCATAGTCTTGTTCTCGCACAATTCCAATATCTCTCTTGTACATTCTTCCACTCTCCATGTCTTAGACACTATATTAGAGCCTGTGTAAGACTTCCAATCACTTTCGACATAAGACACCCTTTTTCTTTTATATCCCTTTAGAGGAGGTCTAGTGCGCTTATGCATTAGTATTTTCTTACCTATGTACATCTCTCCTGTAATGTTATGTGTAATCTTGTAAACAAAACCAACATAGTCTGTACAGAAGTCATCAATAGTTTCAAATGTTTCTTTTCCTTTGTGCCAAATCATAATTTATTTATTTTTATATTATTCTATTTGAGTGAAGTCAATTTTCTCTGAGTAATATCCGTTGCTTGTTCCAAACCACTTTATATCCACATATCCATTAACAGTTGCTAATTTATAAAAAGTCCAAGTAAAAGAATCGTCAACATAAGCATGTTTTGAGCTAGGAGCTAACTCTTTATCATCATAATTATTATTGGATGAAGCATCTGCTAATAGTATCGGACTGTTTAACAAGTCCTTTAAGTCTCCACATATATCATCTATGCCAACATCTTCACAACAATCTTGCATATGATGCATCTTGTAAATCTTAGCCGAATCAGTAAAAAATATTAATTTATCACTGCCATTATCTACATCTTTGTGGATAAATCTTATAGTCTCTCCAAGTAAATCTTGTATTTTTGCTGCTTTTCTCATTTTATTTATTTGTTTTGTGATTTATATTATTCTGTAAAGATAGTTAAATTATTCTAATAAACAAAAAAAAGAGGAGGTAATTAAACCTCCCCTCAAAAACTAAAATAAAACAAAATGCAATTTGAATAAAACTTAACGATTGTAGTTTTGACACCTAGAATAAATCTCTTTAATGATTTAAAATTAGAACCTCATTCGTTAAGTAATACTCATAAATTCAAAAAAATAACAATTAAAAAACTAAAAACTAGATTCCGTAGTAGGATTCGAACCTACGCACACAGACTAACACTACTGATAGCTCTAAACCCCTGAGACCTATACGGAATGTTGGCTTCCCGTTAAGGGATATTTAATGCTGTAGCAACCAACTCTAATTATAATACTGCAAAGATAACAATATTATAAGCATATTTCCAAACTTTAAGCGAAAATATATTTACCTCTTTCTATACTTCTGCCTAATAAGTACTGTACAGCATACCTTGCAGCGTCAATACCATGATTCCAATTATCAATAGGAACAGATTTACCTGCGTTATTTGCTTTGGCTTTCCATGAGTAGTTATTAAACTCTTTTATCAAGTTAACACTCTTGCTATCTATTATAATATGATAATCCATCATTATAGCTAATCCTTTGTTTATACTGTCAGCATACTTTATAGTAGGAGTCATATTAAGACCTGTTGCTCTTAGTTCAGTCCATAAACGAGGGTCAGCATTATCACATACTATAAGATTGTCCTTTGCATACCTTCTGTTAGCCTCAGCTAACTCTTTACTTGACATACCTGCCTTGTATAAATGCTCTTTCATCCATATTCTCTTTGTCTTTTTACATGCAGATATTTCTATTAGCGTACTTGGGTCATTTGAGAATCCATAATCCTGACCGAATACAGTCACATCATCCCCTCTGAAATCTCCTATCTCCCAATCACTAAATATAGCACCCTCTGACCTGTCTAGCCAACCTCCTAATATCCTATGCTTATACTTATCAGGGTCTTTTGTCTTTAACTCTTCAATAGCATCTATAAAGCCTTGGTCAAGGTTGTCTATGTTGTCAAGGTATGTTGTATGAATGTAAGTAGTGTTGCCCTTTGTTCCGTTAAAACCTTCTTGAACACCTTTTGCTTCAAAGAATTTACCATATACAAAGTGTTCTTTTGTTGCAGGATTCATAATCACAATACATCTATTCATCTTTCCTAGTGTTCTAACAGAAAAATCAATGGTATCAAACTTATCTTCTGAATGCAGTTCCTCTCCTTCGTCTAAAACAAATGTAGTAACACCATTTATAGACTTCAGGTTAGCCGTTTGGTCTCCTGACGCAGTATTTATACCACTAAACATAATCGAAGAGCCTGTGAGCTTATTTACTATCTCTGTTTTAGTTACATCAAAATGTTCTTGAACACCCATAAGTTCTATCTTCTGAAGAAACTCAGGTATAATAGATTTAGTTGCCGATGTCATAGTGTAACGAGTAAATAGAACCTTATGACCTTCTTCGTATGTTAACTGAAGCAAGAATACATTTATCCCGAAACTCTTTCCTGAGCCTCTTCCTCCTGTAATAACAAAGTATCTTGAATCTGAACTATAGAGTGGCTTATACTTAGAGTGAAGTTTAATGCTACTCATTATCTTCAGGAGTTACATCTATAGTATTGTCATCTAAAAATGACGCAATAGGAATGTTTACAGTCTGTTTTACATCTACTTCTTTGTATTCCTTTGGCTTGCCATAGTTATACTCTAATAGCTTCTGTAAATGAGGGAATGAACCTCCTTTTGCGTTCTTTGCTATGTCCAACCAAAACTTTTCTTCACTCCCCCACTGCTTCTTAATAGCATTTTGAGATATTGCTCTTAATTTCTTCTCTGTAATTTTTGGTGGTCTTCCTGCCTTACCCTTTGTTGAGTGACCTCCGTTTGTTGAGCGACCATCAATCTTTTTAACTTCTTTACTGTCTTCCATACAGAATTAACTAAAATTAATTAATTGATTCTTGAAACAGTTTTTATAATAATTTATTTACTATCAAATTTAACTCCGTTAGATTCTAAAAATTTAAAATGTTTATAATATACATTCTGACCTTAACCTTAAAGCTAACCCATCTGCTTTTTAATGGATGCTTTTTTTTGTACTCTTCCAACCAACCTTCTAATACGTTTGTTTTAGGGAATTTCATTGTTTATTTGTTTTGTTTTTTCGCCTATCCATTAATAACTCAATTATATAATTACCCTTTGGAGTTTGGAATTTATCTATTAAAAATCTTAGGTCTTTACACTTTTCCGTACCAAGCTCTAATAACTTACTTTGTTGGTTAACACCATCTAATAGTTCAATTACTTTACTTTCTAACCATTTTACATAATGTTCTGTGTATTTCCCATTACCTTTATAATCTCCAAACTCTTTATAGTATTCTTTTTGAAGTTTACACCTTTTACTCATCTCTATTTGTTTTGTTAATCTGTACTAGACAAGTATAAATTGCCTTTTAAGTATTCGTCTGCTAACTTTTCTCCTCCTCCAATATCCCAACCCCATATTAACTTACCTTGTGTTTTATTCATAAAGTCAATTAACAGTTCACGTTGTTGGCTAACATCGGTTAAAGTTAATTGATTTTTACAGTAACTTTCTGCAAAGTCTAATAAATCATAATAATCAAACTTAGGTGCTTTCTTATCAAATTTATCCATATCCAATTTTACTACTT